TTGGTAACATACTCGCCAACATTGTAATTATTGTCGGTAACGCATTTATAATGCCCTGTACTAATGAAATAACGCCCGTTACAACACTTGGTAACAAACTTTGAAGCAATACCGGTATTTGCGGTATTATTCCATTTAATAATTGTACAAGTCCCGTTGTAATCTTTGGAGCCATTTCGGTAATTGATTTTACCAATATATTGCCAAATGATACAACACTATTTATTACGTCGTCAATGCTACCTGCACCACTCATAAAATTACCAAATGACGCTTTTAATGTCTGCAATGATCCTGCGAACGTTTCATTTTCTTTTGAATAATTGCCCATTGCATATGACGATTTTTCTAAAAACATTTGCATTGCATATTGTACTTGTTCCGCTTTTGTCATTTCATTATACGACTTATTAATTCCCTTACTTAATGCGTATGCCTCAATCGTTGTTGCGTTCATTGCAACACCGAGGTTGTCCATCATAGTAAAGTTGCCTTTCGCCGCACCCGCGATACTTTCCATTGCCATATCAATATCAATACCCATTATAGACGCAACATCACTTGCACGTTGCATTGCCTGACTTGATAAATCCATACTTGTTTCAATATCTAATCCGGAGCCTTGCATTAATGCACCCATTTTGTTTATAGTTGCCATATAGTCATTTGCGGATAAACCCATTGTGCTAAATGCTTCTTTGCTTTTGGCTTGTACTTGACTTGCAAATTGTCCAAAAACTGCCTCTGTACCACCTAATTGTTGCTCTAATTCCCCCGCCATTGATACAGACTTTCCAATTAGTCCAATTAATGCTGTTCCTGCAACGGCGGTACCTTTAACAAATGCTGATCCAACACTTTTGGCAATTCCACCCATTTTACTTGATATGCCACTCGATTTTTTATCCAAATCACTATCGTCGCCTTTAAAATAGAATGTTATGTTTCCACCTTTCATAATTCCACCTCACTTTCTTTTTATATTATAATCAAAAAATTGGAGGGAGGCACTCGCCCCGCCTCCAATGTGTTAAGCAATTAAGCAGTTATTGTAATACCTTTGCCATTGATAACCATTTCAAGAGCAAATTCGCCCTCGTCCTCTGACGCTCCACCTAAATCGCTGAATTTCATAACGACTGGTACTTGGTATTTAATGTATGTAAGTACATCGTTAGTTACTTTTTCCAATAGTTCAAATTGTACTAAAACATTATTAAATTGTGCAACTGTTCCGTTTTCAATTAACGCGTGGATATTTCCTAATATGCTTTGAATAGCAGTATTATTGATATCAATTTTAACAGTTGCGTCAATTGACATTTTGGCACCTGTTATGATACTACGTTTAATTGCGTCGCAGAACACATAAAAGTCTTTTTCCTCAAAGTCTGTTGTCAGTCCAACCTCGCTTGTTGTACACATAGTTGTAAATGTTGGACTTTGACTTGTTGCGGTATTAATAGCAAGATTTTTTATAACCTCTCTATTATTTAAAAACCAATTTAAGTTCATAATAATTTCCCTCCTTTTAAATTAGTCATTTGTCGCATTTTCTTTTGCGACCATATTAACAATACATTTAAGCGTTGACGTATAACCAACACGCCTTATATCTTCATACATAATGGCTTGTGGATTTGCGTATTGCTTAAATATTATTTGCCATTTTTCGTTATATTCAACGTTATCAATTGTATTAACAACGTCTAATAGGACACTTTTACCAATTAAATTTCCAATTATGACAGACGCCTCTTTATTTTCCTGAATTGATAATCCATATATATTAATTAAGTAATAGTCAAACAATGGCGGTATATCGCAATTAAATACGACTTTTTCGCCCGTTTGTTCTTGGACAACAATAACTCGTTTGTCGCCGTCATTTGTTGAATATTCCGCCTTTACGTCGTAATTTTCAAATAATGAATTGATATATTGTATTAAAATCAAATTTTTTCTTTTAATATCGTCAATTTTCATTTTAATTTATTCCTTTCCAATGCGGTATTAACAATTTTACTATAATTTTGTTTAAATACTTCCTCATACCATTTGCCAAATGTTCCCGGTGTACTCCATTTTGTGCCGTCGCCCATATTCCATACGTATTTTGCGTAATCGGTATATGATCCAATGTAATAATCCCCATTACTACCACGAACACCTGCGTCCATAGACGTTTGACGTAATTTACCGGCATTTTTATTGTTTGATAAAGGTATATGTTGATAGGTTGTATCTAATGTTATACGTGCAATTGTATATACTACATTATCGGGCATATTTTTGATTTTTTCCTGTGCTCCCGGTTCCCACTCAACTTTGGATGTAACATTCGCAAAATTCATTATTTTACCGCTACAATTTTATTTTCAACACGATTAAATAACCAATTGTCTTGTACATTTAAAACCGTGTGAATTTGCCCCTCAAATGACGGGTCGGAATTTCTACCAACAAACACAATTTGATCGCCCTCGCGAACGTCTAAATCGCGTTTAACTTGGTAATAACCCTTTGCCTCCGGTACAGTATATAAACCAAATGCAATGCCCTGTGATATATCATACGGACAACACCTAATTGTTACCTCTTGAATGTCTTGATCGTCATATGCGTTATTTATATCGTTACGATTATATTTACGCAATGTCGCTTTCATTCCATTAACTAAAAACATAATTAAGCACCCCACGGAACATTAAGTCCCATATTGGCATTCATAGGGTTACCACGATATAAGTAACCGGCATTTGCTAACATTCTTAATGCTAACGTTGATATATCGGTTTTTAATTCTGCCTCCATACCACCGGCTTTTACTCGTTTATCATAGTCAATAAATGGAATGTCATAATCGATCATAAATCTTAATTGTTCCATAGAAGCGTTTTTGATAGACAAAGGAACGCTTGTCGTGTCCCAACTTGCGTTCCTGTATATCAAACCTATTTGTGAGAATATTACCTCACATACAGCCTCTATCTTCCAAGTCGGTATAGTTTCTGTTGCGTATTCCGGATATTTCGCCTGAAATTCGCTAATTGTGAAAAATTGCATATTCCCACCTCATTTCTATATTAATTAAGCACTTGCAGGACTAATTACAATTGTATCTGTTTGGATATCACTCATATTTCCGTATGTGTCTAATCCATAAATTGATACTGAATAACTACCGGCAACAGTTGGTGTACCTGTAACAGCACCACTTGAAGCATTTAATGATAATCCGGCAGGTAATCCTACGGCAACAAATGAAGCAATGTTAGTTCCGTTAAATGCAGTTGTTTGAGAGTATGCATCCCCAACAGTACCTGCGTCAAATGTTCCCTTTCCTGTTGATTTGTTCATTGTAGGAAGTGATCCGACTAATTTAATAATTGCCTCAGGTCTTACAACTTCCGCACCAAATAAAATGTTACCCTCTAATACATAATATCCTGGGAAGCCTGGATAATTTCCTAAATATTGAGCCATACTTGAGAAATACATATCCCCAACAGCACCAATTTGATTAGCAAAGAACCCTTTAATATTTGTTGCTGAATTGTCGCTTGGGTCTTTAACAGCATTGTCATTTATTTCAAACGTATCAATTCCATATGCAACACCAACCATACCTCTATCAACGCCCTCAACACCTGCTCTTGTTTCATATTTTAAGATAGATGTTAAAGCACTAACGAAATTTGCATATTCTGTTGCAACAAGTCCTAATCTATAACGATCATAAACTTTTCTATTAAATAATGTTGCTTTTAATGTATTTAATAGTGTTACTGTTGCGGTTGCGTCGGCAGGAGCCCAAACAACACATTGTCCATTTGTGTATGCCATTGATCCGTCAGCACTACCATTGATTTTAGTATTGAATTTGTCATAACCAAATTGGTCAATAGCAAATGCAATTTGACTTTCTTTTAATTTCATTTGTCCCTCTAATGTATTTTGGATATTTGCTCCTAAAATAACGGGACTAATTCTAAATGAGTAATCCATTGCTAATTGTGTTAAATCTACTTTAACGCTATCATATGTTGCTAATGAATTGCTTAATGCAGAAGTTATTTCGGCACCAACACGTTTATTTAAAACAGTATCAGTTTGTTTAATAACTTCTATCATAGGAGTACCTGTTTGTCTTGTAACTTCCATAAAACTTTCGTCTAGGAAATTCATAAAGGTACTTTGATAGTATAGGTTTGCATATGTACGTCTCATTACGCCTTGCAAATCTAAATTTAAACCTGTAAAATTCATAATTCATTCCTCCTTATTTGTATAATTTGAATTTTATTTTATTACCAAATTTTTTAATGACGTATCGCGTGTGATTTTAATATCTACGGCATTATTATTATTGGCTCCGGCTGTTCCATTAAAGCCCGGCTCGTTTGGAACAGGCGTTTTAGTATTGGCTTCTGGGAAGAATGTACCTTTGAAATCGGTAACAATTTTATCAATCGCATTTAAGTCGTCTTTTTCGTCCGCATATAAACTTGATCTCATTTTGCTAACTTTTTCAAATTGATCCTCTTTAAAACCTTTACTAATCATTGTTTTTTCTAACGATACTTTTGACAATTTGCCGTTTGTATCGTCTAACGTTTTAATAGTGTTATTGTAATTTGTTTCAAGTTCCGCATATTTTGTTGACAATGTGTCAAAATCTGATTTTTTAACCATATCTTTGGTTGCGTCTTGTTCCTTTACATAACCCTTATAAACGTCCTTTTCTAATGCGTCAAAATCTAAATCCTCATTTTTAATTTTAACGTCTTTGTTTTTTAGATATTTTGTAATATCAATATTCATAATAATTTCCTCCTCCTTTTTGATATAATAAAAGGTCGAAGTACAATAATGTGTCGCGACATTATTTTTGTATTGTGCCTTTTGGACGGTGTGCCATACATCTAACCGTTACGCGTCTAATTGTTCAATTCTTTAATTGTTGAATTGATTTTTTTAAGTTTAGAATTAACTTTGTCCACCTCCTCATAATTTCCCAATTGTGTGAATATGTCTCGGTCATTCTTTAACTTTGTACGTTCTAATTGTAAGGACTGTATTTTTTGTTTTGTTTCATATTTTTGTTGCCATTCCTCGCTATTATACGCATTATCTTGTTTTTGTTCTATTCCCCAATATATAACCCATTGATGTTTGCAATTCGGGTGTCCAACACCTCCGTCAATTGCCAAATCCTTTGCGGGATATTTTGTACTTTTACCGCTAACGCTATATACACGTCCCTGCCATTCCATACATAATGGACAAGCAAACGGGTGTGCCGGTAAATAGACCAAATCATTATCTAATAATTTACTATCATATATTGTTCTGTTCCAACCGCTCCTGTTTAAATTTACGTTGTACAACATTGAATTATATGACGCAATATTATGATAACTTCTAACGGTTCCGTCTTTGTTAAAATACGGGATAATTGCTTGTGTATCGTCGTATTTTTTAACCAAATTCGTTAAATATGTTTGTTTGTCAACATATCCGTTATCTAACGTTTTTAAACGCCCTTTGTAATACTTTTGCATTGTTGTTTCGTATTTACGTTCAACCTCTATAAAACGGCGTTCAGGCTCTAATTTAAACACTTCGGTAAATTGTGCGTTTGGATTTAACATTTCGTGTCCGCTAATGTTTTTTGCGGATATCATATCCTCCAACTCTTTAATACGTTGCTCCATATATTTATGATCTACTTTGTCCCATATTTTATTTGCCTCAGTTTTGAAATAGTCCACCGGCTTTTCTTCGTTTAAACATTCAAAGAATAACTTTTTTGTCTTAAATATTAATTTATAATATTGTTGACTTGAATAATATACGCTGTCCTCGATAAATATACTAAATGGATCTTTCATTTATTACACCTCGCCAAATTTCACGTCTATTTCCTCGGTTTCCTTTTGGTATTGTTCAACTATTTTTTCAACCGTCATACTATCGTCTAATAACTCTTTATCAATTAATTTTTTTAATATTGGCATTATTATTTTTGCCTTATATGAATATGGTATTGAGGCAACGCTCTGTATTTTACCCATAACTTGAAGTTTTTTCATATCGTCAAATTTTTCATTAATACCATAGTCCCAAGCCAATGTTGCAGGAAGTACATTTTCGGTAATTCCAATTGACGTTTGAGCAATAACGATATTTTGTATTAAACGATTAATTTGTGGCTCAATTTGTGTTTTAATTGCCTCCACAGTCATATCACTTGCATTTTTTGATAAATCTACGTTGGCAACATTCATATATGCGTCTTTTTCATATCCAAATGACGCTGTACTTAAACCCGACATTTGTATAACTTGATAATCGCAAAATTTGAATGCTTGGTCGTATTTATCAATACGAACGTCGCCTTGTAAAAATTCAAAGAATGAATGGTCTTTGTCGCCCGGTAATAATGTAAAATAATCTTGTAATTGTCCAACAGTCAATGTTCTAACGTCATAACTTGTTGATCCGGGTTTCCATTGTGTAACTATATCGCCACTTTGGAAATGTTGACTTGATACAATACGAGTTTTTGTTTTATCTATTTCCTCAAACATTGTATTGATTATATCCATTTCCTTTGTTAGTAATTTTCTACTGTCTGCGAAAAAGTCTTGTCCAATATCTATATTAATAATTGCCTCATATGGTAATACGTAACTTTTTAAATAATCGCTTCCGGTACGTTTATTAAATACGCCAATATCAATTTCAACAGGATCATTACTTCCCTTTTTAGACTTTTCAAATGCTCTAAAAAATAAATATGTTTTTCCGTCTTTTATTTCAAATCTACGCTCTAATAAATAGTCAAAGTCTGTTTTTCCGTCTATTTCCTGAATGATACGTCCGGATACAACGTCGTCATACTTTTGTACCAAATCAAATATATCTGTACGTTTTAAACATTCTAAATATATTTTGTTATTATATTTATGTATCCAAATAAAACTTTCTACTTGATACACGGACAATTCTAATGCACTTTTTAATGTTGGCATTAACCAACCAATTTGTAATCCCTCCGTTTGAGTAACCAATTCACTACCAAATATTTGATTAACAATATATGTGGCAATTTTTTTTGCGGACGGAGCGACAACATAGTCATATCTACGCATTACTTCCGGAATGTTAGACTTTCCATTTGTTGCCCCCGGTATAATCACAGTCGCGTCAACTTTTATGTATGGTGCCTCTAAAACGTTAAATGCGGGTTTAATTCTTGCGTTATTGTTCATATGCTCTTACCCCCTTAAAACATTCTATCTCGATATGGACTTTCATATGTTCCGTATCCGTATATTTAAGTAACATAGGTTTTGCAACTATTGTTACACGTCTATTTGTACCAAATAAATGTTTCTTTCCGTGGACTGTAATTATATAGAATTTACCAAATGGCTGTTCACTTTCGGGAACATATAATGTTTTAACTAATTGATCCTTAAAATATAAATTCAATTGCCATTCGTTTTTGTGTGTCAATTTATCAATTATTTTATGAATAAATATTGACATACGTTTCATATAACCACCTCACTTTCTATATGCTCACAGCGTCTTAAATCAAAAAATAAGCATACATTCATTACGAACATATGCTTACCCGAGTTTGCGACACTCTTAATTGCACTTACTTATTCATTTGTATTATATCATATGTAATTATTTTTGTAAACCCCCAAATTTATATGTGCGTAATAACACATAATTATTTGGATAAACAGCGTAAACCTCTATCATTTTACATTTTGGACAGGGAATTTCAATAATTAATGGCGTCGTAATATCTACACCCATTTTTTTAATATCATTGTAATATGTGTCGATGTCAATATTCATTAAAAAGCGTTTTGTTATCTTACATCTTATTTCCATTATTATTTCCTCCCTTTTTACACTACCGGACAACGTCCCGTGTCTTTCCATTCTGCAATTAGATAACGCGTTGCGTCTATGCTGTGATCGTTTTCTTTTTTATAACAATTCGTTCCCTCTTTTATGGCTTTGACTGTGTCATATTGGTAACTTTCAAATTCCAATTTGCTGTCGTCTTTGCCCGATAATTCGTAACTGCCGTCATTATGAAATATTTTAATACTTGGAACGTCTAATATATAAAAATATTCTTTGTATATTAATGACTGCAAATGTTGTACGCCCTCGTCAACACTACCGGCTCCCTTTGGTGCCTTTGTGTATGGTATATTATCGGCGTCTAATCTATTACAAAAATGTGTTGCCTCACTATCAATTACATTTGTTGTAATTGGTATATGCGGATATGTTTGTTTTAGATATAGCATAAAACACCTTAATTGAAATGAGTAAAATTCTGTTGTTGGCGTATCGCCCATTAATTTTGGATCGTGGAAATAACATTGTAAACGTATCAATATCCATTTC